GACGCCCGCCAGCCTGACCGCAGTGCCGTAGTCGAAAGCCCTCCAAGACTTCTGGAAATAGCGGATGAAATCCGCCTCCAGCTCATCCGGATAGTTGAGGACTAGTCCTGCGAAGACTGCGATTTTGGGGCAACAGCCTGCATCGCCTTCATGAAGAATTCTTGCGCTGCCTCGATTGAGACTCGACCATCTTTATTTCGCAGGGCGTCATAGATCTCGTCGCGCTTCTTCTTAGAGCCTCCGGCCAGCCGGAGCATGACCTTCGGGAAGACGAGCGGATTCCCGTCTTGGATCTCGCTGAGCTGCTCGAGAAGCTCCATGTCGTCGAATTGCTGAGGACCGAGATTGAGCTTGACGCCCTTGATCGTGTGTACTGCCATTGTGTGTACGTCTTTCTGTGTGCGGGGGATTGATCAGAAATGATGTGTGCGGGATCAGGCAGGCAGAACGCCGCCGGAAACTGCCGCGATGTACTCGCGCGCGGTGGAGCCGTCGATCACAGTCGACGGATATGCGGTGATCGTGGTTTCGTAGCCGACTGCTTCGCCTGCCTTGTAGACGACGTCGCCGACCTCGGTCACCTGACCGTCAGGAATGACGATTCGCTTGATGTATCCGCCTGCCATGATCATCTCGATCACGAAAACTCGGTGAGGCATATCCTTGGCGTTGTGATCCACGGTCACGAGCTTGTTGCCCGACGTAACCTTCACGTTGTCTTGACCGTAGACTTCCTTGAGCACATCGGGATCAAGCGACTGAATGAAAGTCAGTTGGAAAGTCTCTTTACGACCTGTGCCGACGGAAAGAACGGTGTCACCGCCCCATTCCTTAATATCCTCGGAGTCCTTTTCGTTACCGTTGGTGAGGCCGTCTTCGGAGACGTATCCGAGCTTGACGAAAGCAGTATTCAGCGTCGCTGCCGCGTCAGCAGGGATCGCAGTCCCTAGAGGAGCAGACGAGACAGCCCCTCCCTTCTGCGGCTTAGCAGTAGTGACCAATCCGGGTGTTGACTGTGCCATTTGATGGTTTCCTTTCTAAAAGGGTGGAAAACTGTGTGAGAGAGGGGAGATAGGGGGATCAGAGGTGATCCCACTCTTGATCCCAACCAGACGGAGGAGGCGGAGACGCATCCGCTAACGGCTGAGCCGTGTTGTAAATGACCGCATGCACGGTGAGCTGGAATCGTTGGCTCCGACTGTCGGGATCCGCGAAATCATAAAGCGAATCGACTCTTGCATCCGCGACAGCTGGATCCGAAAGCGGCCAGTCGTCGATCACGCGCGCCAGAGTCGACGCGATCCCCGCGGCATCGGCTTTCGTCGGTGCCCACGCCTGCACCGCGAATGTCGGCGAGTCTGCGAAAGCGTCGATCGTTCCGCCTGTGCGCTCGATCGTCACGAAAGAATCGTCGCGAGTCGAAGGCACTTGCGCATACACCTTGTAGGAGGTCTCTTTGTCGAGCATCTTCCTGAGTCGCTCAGTAGAGTCCATTTACAGCCTCCCTGCTCCGGTCGCCTTCAGGAGAGTGTTCTCTTTTCGGTTGCGGCGTCGTGCCTCGAAAGTCTTCGCTTTGACGACCCCGTGAGGCCGCCGTTTGCCTTGCTTGAGATCGAAAACGAAGCCCGGGCCTGCCGCCCTGGCGATCGCTTCTCCAGCGCGGACGACTGCGGGAGTCGCGAGCTCGCGCAGAGCAGCGTTATTCAGCTCGATCTTCACCTGATTGCCCACAGCCTCACCCCTCTACGAGACGAACAGTGACCGGGCGATTCCACGCTCCGGGGACGTTCTGATCGGTGTAAGGCTGAGGATCCCCGACGACCTCATACATCACCCCGCGGACGGCCAAACGACACGATCGCAAAGATCCTGTATAGGTCTTCGGGAAATGAAGAGTCAGACTGACCGAATCGCCCTCGGGACGCATGCCCGGCTCGAGGTCAGCAGTCCCAGCGGGCGCGACCAAGACATTCTCGATGGCGCTTTGAGCGCGCCAGTCGACGCGCTGCACACCATACGAATCCTCAGCCCCTTTCATCGGGACGAAAAGTGTTACCCGCTCGCCCTGGATCATCGTTTCCCGCCGATCGTCTGGACCGAGACAAAGCGACTTGCGTGGATCCCGAGTCGCTTCCGGTGGAGCCGCGTGAAAGACAAGCTGCCCGCCGGGCTGGAAAGCGTATAAGACTGCGAATAAGGCCCGCCCGTCATAGTCGCCTGCGTGACGCCCGGGAGGACGCCTCCTGCCTGCTGGCGCGCTGAATAATTCACCATGTCGCAGACGACGTCCGTGAGAGTATCGGCGCGGATCTTGCCCGCAGCGCGCTCGGCGTAGACATCGATTCCCGCGTAAGCCAGCTCGTCGCGCACGATGCGAGAAGCTCGCTGAAGCTGCGCGGTGATCGTCTGCCGATCCGACGCGGGGACCGCGCCGTACATCGCTTCGTAGTCGGCGAGGGAGGCAAACGCCTCCGAAGAATTGGTCTCTGGATTAGGCATCTGCCTCCCCCTCCTATCTACTAGCCCTCAACCGGAACCGAATCCGCGAGCGCGATGCCGTAGTCGTCGCCGAGTTCGTCGATGACGATTTGTGCGGTTGCCTCGTCGGTTTCGGCGATGCCGCCGTGGAATTCGACGCGCGGGAAAGTGACGAGGAGTTCCGGGTGGTCCGGGCAGGTGAGTGTGGTCATTGGTGCCTTCTTAGCCATGTGATGTGTTCCTTTCTCAGCCCTGAGCCACGGTGAGGACGCCGTGCGCCTTCTCATTGCCGTAGATCAGACCCGTCTCGCAGTACAGCTGCACCTTGTCCGCGGAGCCGGTCTTTGCCAGAGGCTCTGCGAAGACGTGGCCCTTGCCCGGGACCTCGAGGAAGGCAGGCTTCAGCTGCTCGAGCGAGGCGACGACAAGCTTGTCAACCGGCATGTAGCGGTTCAGCATGATGTTGCATGCGCCGAAATCGGTCTCGATCGTCTGGAGGTTGACTCCGCCGACGGTGCGATCGGACTGACGGAAATTCGCGTCCTTGATGAAGATTCGCGAAAGCGCGCGCTTCAAAGTCGCGTTGACGATGATGGTGCGAGTCTCGGACTCCTGAATACCTCCAGCAGCCCACACCTTCTGCATCAGATCGAGGACCTCGTCCTCGGTCAGCTGAGAAGCCTTGTGAGTCGACGTCGCGGTATTGGTCGTGACCGCAGAGATCAGGCCGCGAGTCTTGCGAGGAGTCGCGTTGGTGGTGGGCTGCGCGAAGACGCCGGTCAAGAAAGACTTCTCGATGTCTCGAGCGATCTCCTTGAGCTTCTGCTCGACCTGCCAAGCAAGCTCATCAGCAGGCATGGTGCCCGCGGTTACCTGAGTTGCTCCGGCACCGGAGCCGACCTGACGAGTTGCGCCAAGCTTGGTGTAGGAGACCGCGACGGCTTCCTGATGGATTTCAAGCACGTTGGAGGCTGAGAAGCGAGCGCGTGCCTCGAGTGCGGTCGCGTCGGCGCCTTCGATGCGCTGACGAGTAGCATCAGCATCGCGCAGGTCATAGCCTTCCCAAGTGAAGACCGTGGAGCCGACGGATTCACCGCCGGTGAGTCCGCCGATCGCGGAAAGCAGCGGCGTATCCTCGGGAGAAGCCGAGAACAATTCGCCGACATAGTTCGGGCAATTGTAAGTGGTTGCCATTTCGGAAATGGTTGCCATGAAAGGAATCTCCAATCAAAGAGAGAGTGTGTTGATGGTTGGTTAGGAGCGTCCCAATTGGGCAAGCTTGATTGCCTTGAGCCGGGACGATTCCTTGAAATCTCCGGCCTTTTGCGCGGCAAGAATCTGATCGTCAATCGAGAGATTCGCCGGGCGGGCGGGGAAAGCCCCTGCGCCGGAGTCTGAGAGCTTCGGAACCACAGGAGCAGCTGTTTCGCCGCGCCATTCTGCGAGGCGCTTCGCATACTCCGCGATCTCCTCGTCTGTATCCCCGCGGATCAGATCAGCGGGCACGCCGTACTCTGACGCGGCTGCAGCGATCTTTTCGGCGCGCTCGGCAGCACGCTGGAGATCCGCGACTTGCGCGCGCAGATCCTCGATCGTTACGTCCTTGCCGTTGATCGCATCGGTCAGTGACTCGACCTGCTTTCGATCGGCCTTGGCTCGGTGCTCCCACTGGCGAGCGTGAGCCTTCCAGCCTTCTTCTGGAGCTTCGTCGGCGTCGTCTGCCGGTGTGTCTGCCGAGGCCTCGGCCTCGGCCTCGGCCTTTGCAGCGGTTTCCGAGGAGTCTGCGGCCTGCGTAGATTCAGCAGCGTCGGTAGCTGCCTGCGCAGCTTCGACAGTCTTTTCATCTGCAGGCCCTTGGGCTGTGGTTCCAACGAACATTTTGCTTTCCTTCCATGCGGAATCGGAATAATTGAATTGACCCGCGTCTATGCAGAAGCGGGAAGATCAGGAGTGGCCGCGAGCGCGCGTGCGGCTGTGATGGTGCCTCGGGTTTTGCCGACTTCGACTTCGACCTGAATGGTGACGTCGTTGACGCGCTTGGTGAGCGTGAGTGTCTTGCCGGTCTTTTCGATCGCAGTTGGCTGCAGCCAAGCCAAGGTGACGGCTCGGTCGATGTCGGTGACTTTCCAGTCTTTGGGGAAGAGTCCGGTGCCTGTTTTGAGCCACGGCTTTTCCTTGGCTCGAATTCCCTCCGGCCCGACCTTGAGTTTCTTTCCGTCTACGAGATACGTTCCCCGCGCCGAGTCGATGAGGCTTGTCTTTACGCCGTCATTCGTCGCGTCAGGGAAGAGAGCGCGGATCTGAGCTGCGAGCATGTGGGGGTCACTGTCGAATCGCGCGAGCCCTAGATCGTAGAGGCTCTCGCGAGCGGCCTTATACATGGCCTCAAATTCAGACGGGTCATACCCGTGAATGATTGGCTTGTCCGACCATGATGGGACGATTTGACAGTCGCAGTCGGCATGGGACCGCGTGAATTGCGCGGTCTCCTCGGACTTGTAGACGAATCCGCGCCCCGCCCACATAAGACACCATGCGCAGGTTGTCGCTCCTGCAGGCACGCGGGCATATCGCGGTTTCGCGGGATCGTGGCGCGCTGCGTGGAGGCCCGTTTCCCGGGCTGCTGAGGTGACGAGCTGTTTGGCTCGGCGTTGGAGGATCCCAACTGCCGCGAGGCGTCCTCGCTGTGCGATCGCGCTGACAGCCTCCTCGATCACCTTGCTTGTTCGCGAGTAGTCGATCAGCTCGCCGGGCATCTCGGGAGAGTAAGCTTTCTTGATCCCTGCGGCTGCTCGCGCGTCTTCGTACCATTCGAGCGTTGCGCTGGCCGCGAGTTGAGCCTGTTCTTCGACGAGCCGCGGGAAAAGCTCATCGAGCACGTCGCGCAGGGTATCTGGGTCGAGGCCGTCGAGACTTTCCCACAGCTCCCCTACTCGACTAGCAGCGAGGCGCGAAGCACTGTGGTTCGCATCAGCGAGCTTCTGGACATCGAGGAAATCCACAGCGCCTCACTCCTCTCTTTACTTGTCTTCGAGATTCTTCGTATCCGCTTCGGGAAGACGAAGCGAGACAGGGACTGCGCCGGTGAGTTTCACGCCGGGGATGCCGAGGACCTCGAGCGCGGAATTCGGGTCGACTCCGGCTCGGACAGCGACGCCGAGCGCGTCGAAAGCGGATTTAGCTTGCTCGGTGGTCAGTGCCCCCCCCCGAGACGGGAGCAGGAGATTCGACCGCGGGAGCGGGCGCGTCGCTTGCTTGGGTAGGCCGCGAGGACTGGAGCCGCTCGAGGAGGCCCGAGGCTTCGGCGCGCCGCTTGTCGGACATGAGCCGTGCGATTTGCGATGAGCTGTATCCCAGCTCCTCGAGGATTACAGGCGAGGATGCGAGCCAGGGCATCGCCGCGACTTGCTTTACGATCGCGTCGGATTGGGAGACGATCGACGGATGAGCAGGATCGCCCCACCGCGTCGCAAGCGTCCGGATTCCGTCCGGTGCTTCGTCGAGGCCGTCGCGAAGCATGACCGCGTGCATATAAATACGGCTCAAGGCCCCGTCGTAGACGCGCTGCGCATTCTTGGCCTTGATGACCAGCTCTTCCTTGGCAGCGTACAAAGCCTCCGCTGAGGAGGGATTGTCTTGCACGACTCCGAGCGAGGAGACAGGCAGGCAGGAAACGCCCGCGAGTTCTGTCGCCAGCGCCCGCATTTGCTCGGTGAAAGGCTGAGACGACTGCTGCGGGAGGACAGTGACCTTCGGGCCTTCCGGCTCCTCACCATTAGAAATGGTCTTGACGGTTCCCAGCTTCCAATCCCACGACCGCAGATCGTCAATCAGATCGGAGTCGACGCCTGAGAGGAGGATTCCCGGAGCGGTGAAAAGCTCCGTCGCAAGCTCCTCACGCAGCACAGTACGCATCGCCCGCTGGGTGATGCTCATGACGTCGCGCGAGATCCGCGAGCGCCCAAGGGGTCGATCGAGGGATGGCTCGAAAGGTAGTGCTTCCATCATGGGTGCGCCGATGCCGTGTAGCTCGGCATGCACGACCTCCCAGTGACCTGCGGGGAATGGGACGATGACGTATGTCGAGTCGACCGTATATAGGGTCATGCGGGTTGGTCGGCCCGCGTCGTCGACGTCGTCGATGGTGAGACCGTATGAGAGTCGGCGTCGGACGCGGTCCCAGAGGCCCGTCGCCCAGTCTGCGGAGTGTCCTTGGATGATCACGGGAGGCTCGCCCGGTCCTACGCCTTGACGGAGCGTGAGGAAAGCGACGGAGTGCGTGAGACTGGAGGGGATCGTCTGAGCGATTTCCAGATCGAAAGACGTCTCCGCCAAGAGATCATTGATGCCGAAAGGATTCTCCTCGCCGCCCGCAGCGGTCACTCCATCCCAGATGAGGAGGTCTGAGAGGCC